TTCCGACAACTACGGCATCACCTGCTGCGGCAGCAGCGGATGCGGCGGCGAAGAGCCCATGCACAGGACCAGCGCCGGCGCCCTCGTCTGCAGCTACTGCGACTGCGTCGTCGCCTACGACAACTTGACCATCACCAGTGTCAGCCGCTGCAAGCACTGCCGATAGCCATGCCGGGGCGCCCCACCCGCCTGCCAGCGACCAGGGGCGCCCCTTCCACCCCGCCCTATCAAGACCGAACGAGGAGATATTCATCATGCACGCCCGAATGACCGAGCAGCAGCGGGAAGCCCAGAACGGCAACCTCTCACCCGATGAAGCATGCGCCCGCGGCCTGTGCTGGCACTGCTCCGCCGAAGGCGCCAACTACAGCGCCTTCGGCGGCGAACAGATCACAGTCAAATGCCCGGAATGCAAGGGCAACGGCAAGGCACGGCCGTGACCACCGCGACGCTCACCCCATCCGGCCCGGCCGCCACCAGGAAGCCGCTCACGTTCGACGAGCGCCTCGCCCTCACAGCTCTCGCCGTCGACGCACGCATCAACACCCCGCCTCTCAACCTCGCCGACGTCATCCGACTACCGGAGGCTGCCCCGCAGCCACTCGCCCCCACCGCGGCCCCCTGCCCTTACACGACCCCCATCGCCAGCCTGCTCCACCGGGCCCGCACCCGACTGGAAACCAGCGGCTGGTGCACCGGGGCGCTCCGCGACGACCAAGGCGCCCGCTGCCTGATCGGAGCCATCCGCGCCGAAGCCTCCACCGGCGGCGCGGCCGACGACGCGTGCGTACTGCTGCTGGAGACCATCCGCCGCGACTTCCGCGACGTCGAAACGATCCCCTCGTGGAACGACGCCCGCCGCGACCTGCGGCTCCCGCTGCTCTACCTCGACAAGGCTGCCGCACTCGCCCACGCCCGCACCCTCTGACGAAAGGACACGCCCATGCCCAAGCCCACCCAGGAAGAGATCAACGAAGCCGGCCGTCAACTCCAGCGCGGTGGACTCCTCGGAACCGGAAGCAGCAAGAAAGCCGACAAGGTCATCGAACAAGCCGTGGAAGCCGGAATGGACCGGCAGGCCGTCGCCATGGCGATCCTTGCCGCAGCCGCCGACCACGAACCTCGCCCCTGGGCTCGATAGGGCGCACCGTTCACACACAGACCCGCGGCGTGTGGGCCAAGACCACCAACCAGCAGTAGGAGGAGAACATCATGTGCCAGTCCGTACCGAGCATCTACGGCATGGAGCTCGACCCGGGCATGGAGATCGAGGACGGTGTCCCCGACTGCTGCTACGGGCCGATGGCGAAGAAGGGGGAGGAGGCCTGCACCCGCTGCACCCCGAGCGCACCGATGGTGACGGTACCGGCGTCCACGTCGCCTACGTGTGCGGTGACTGCGGAACGGTCGTCGAGGTCGACGGGCTCGGGCTCGTCTTCGACATCCGGGAGAAGTAAGCCGCCTGACCTACCCCGCCCCCAGACCCCGACCCTCACCGGTCGGGGTCTTCGTTGTGTCGGGTACCGCGCGCGCCACTGTGCCATTGGCCTGGCGTTGTCAACCCCCTGGTGCACCATTGGTACAGCAGCCGTGTTCCGTACCGCCCGAGGAGCCGCCGTGCACGACCAGCCCGCCCTTGACGACTACGAGTGGCCCACCTGCGCGTGCGGACGGCAACTCCGCCACGACGAACTCGACCGGCAGGCATGCCGCCTCTGCCAGGAACGCGCCGACACCGCTCTCCGGCAACTCCCCGGCCCCGACGGGCTCTACGCCCAACTCGCCACCCGCCTGACGCCCGGTCGCGGCGGCGATGGGCCCGTCGTCACCATCTCCCGCACCGCACCCCTCCCGATCCGCCTGGAGCCACTGTCACTGCTCGCCCGCGGGGGCATCGTGACTGTCCTGCAGACGTGGCTCGTCGACTGGCACGAACAGCTGGGCTGGCGGCACCCCCGATGGAACGGCGACCTCCAGCAGCAGCTCAACCAAGTCGTGCACGCGCTGCGGACCAACCTCGAATGGGCCGCCGCCTGTCACCCGGCGTTCGGTGACTTTGCGCACGAGATCACCAGCCTGGTCCGGCAGTGTGAGCGGCAGATCACCGGCGAACGGCCCGAACGGGTAATCGCCGTCGGCTGCCCCTGTGGAGCCACCCTGCATGTCACGGTCTCCACCCACGGCCAGCGGTGCCGCGGATGCGCAACGCAGTATGCACGCACAGAGGTTCTCGATCTTCCCCTCGCCAGACGAACCGCTGCATAGACCACCAAAGAGCGAGGATTCCCAATAAAATTGAGGCAGTTGAAACCCTGGCGACGGCGGCTACCGTCCCGGGGTACGGCCGACTGTGTAGGAGTCGACATAACCAAGCCTCGCAGAACTCACACCGACTCGCGATTTGGGACTCATGATCCGAGCCGCTACCACGACCGAATCCCGCATGCGGACAAGGTCGATCGCAACGATCCGGCGCGTACCCACATCCTGATCCAGCTGCACCGCATGGACCAGGCAGGCGTCGACATCGACGACAACGCCGTAGACATCGCCACCAAGATGGGCCACGCCCGCTACCAACAAGCCATCCAGCAGCGTCCAGTCGAGGACGGAGACGTTCCAGCCTGGAAAAAGGGTTCGCGGGAAGCCGGAGACCGGCCAGCCATCGTCTACTACATCCGCATCGGCCACCTCGTGAAGATCGGGACGACGATCGATCCCAGCACCCGGTTCAAGGACCTGCGACCCAACGAGGTCCTCGCTCACGAGCCCGGCGGTGAAATTCTGGAGCACCAGAGACACGGGCAGTTCAAGCCGCTGAGGGCGAGGGGTGAGTACTTCCATCCCGGGCCGGCCCTCCAGGAGCACATCCTTCGCCTGCGAGCGCAGCACGGCACGCCGCCGTGGGCGGGTTATGTGGTTCCCGATGGCCGCGACTACTTCCCGGAAGCACGCAGCGCATAAGACCTGCTTGCGGGGGCTTGACACGAACTGTAATCTCAGGAGTTGATCGTGGAACTCCTGTCGCTAGAGCGGCTCAAGCCTCCGCCAGAACGCTGGTTGGGGGCTTTCGTGGTTGCAGGGGAGGCAGCGTGGTTACGTTCCCCAACCCGGACCCCCGCGAAGTCGCCAACCGTGACGACGTCGGAGACATCTGGCAAGCTGCGCGCGCGGCGGGCGTCAAGCCCGGCACCATCCGCGTGTGGATGCACCGGCGGAAGGTAGAGCCCTTCCTTGCCGATGACGGTGGCCCCGAGGTCTTCCACATTCCAACGATCATTAGGGCGGCTCAGGTTCGATCGGGCCGTCCACGAGCAGCCGCTTAACGGCGGTTGAGGAACCTGTGACTGAATTCGACAGCACCGACCTGTATCCCGAAGACCTCGTCTTCGAACACGAAGCCACCGCCGCAACCGGCGTCCCCGGCACCGTGATCCGGCAGTGGGCGCGACGCGGCAAGATCCGCAAGTTCCATGGACGACCCGACCAACTCTCCGGCCAAGGCCACGAGTACAAGACCATGTACGCCCTGCCCGACGTGCAAGCCCGCGCCGCCACCTACCGGCCCATGCCACAGCGCGCACCCAAGGCCGCGTGACCGGAGGCGCCATGTACATGGTGGTGGCGTTCGAACGCGGCAGGCTCGCCTGCGAGGACGGCGGAGACGGCACAAGCCTCACCAGCGCGCAGGCCGTCCACTTCGCTCGCGATCTCCGCACAGAGTTGCCCAGCGCCATCGTGGCCACCTGCCGCCAAAGAAGTCGTCGCTGGGTGGGTGGCCATGGATCACTTGATCCGCGTCGCATAGACCGGGGCGCTCCGGCGGCAGCCCCGACGTTCCGCCGCCCAACAGCACCCTCGCCACGGGCGGCGGAACACCCTGACACCTCGCGGAACATCAGCCACCATGGGCTGTTCAAGAACCGCGAACCAAGGGGGCCGCATGTTCGGCAGCAAGAAAACCGACGAAGAGAAGGCAGCAGCCAAGCGGCAACGGCAGATCACCACAGCCGCCGCATCAGCCGGCCTCACCGTCATAGACGGCAAGTTCCGTGCCCCCAACCAAGACCCCGTCCCGGTCGAAGGCGCACGAATCACCATCGAACGCGGGGAAGAAGCAGGGAAGCGGGTCACCGCTACCCGCGTCCTCCTCACCGGAATCTTCGCGCTGCTGCTGAAGAAGGACATGAACCAGCTGTTTATCACCATCGAGAACGGCGATCGGGTCATGCTCTGCCCCGTCCCAGCCAAGAAGGAAGGCGCGGCCCGCATCCTCGCCACCATGGTCAATGGTGAAGCGACCGGGGTCGATAAGACCGAATAGCCAGACACCCGCCCTGGCTGACTTCACCCTCAGGCCAGGGCGGGGCCGTGTTGCAGGACGGAGGCGCCATGCGCATCCGCATAGGCGACGGCACACGCAAGGTCGAGATCAAAGCCAAGGGCTACAGCCGACGACGACTCGATGACGCCGAGAACGCAGCACTGCGCCTACTCGACGCACTGCGCCCAGAGCAGCCAGCCGAACCCGACACGACGTTCGGGTTCACATCTGACGTCGCGCTCGACAGCAACACCGAACGGGCCGAGGTGTACACCGAGCCCGGCCGTGAAGACTACGAGGACGAGGGCGCGCTGCCATGAGCGGCGGATGGTCCGGCAGCAACAGGCGTGACGAGCTTCCGTCCGACTGGTACACGCGCACCAGGCCGATGATCCTTGAACGCGACGGGCATCGATGCCAGGCGTGCGGACGGCCGGCCACCGACGTCGACCATGTCGGCGACAAGCACGACCACAGGCCCGACAACCTCCAAGCGCTGTGCGGCTGGTGTCACAAGCAGAAGACCGCGCGGCAAGGCCGTCACTCACCGAACCGGACCGAAGTCACCCAGCGCAGGCCACCCGAAGCGCACCCCGGCTTGATGTAGCGCACGCGCTGGAGCGCACACCGAACGGAGGTGTGCGTGAAGAGCTGCCTCTTCTGCGGTATCCAGTTCAGCGGCAAACCATCGACGGCCAAGTACTGTCAGCCCATATGCGCCCGAAGGGCCTACAGCAAGGCCCGGCAAGCCGATGGTCGCCACAAGGCTTACAAGCAGACCGAGCGCGCCAAGGAGTCCCAGCGTCGGTACCTGTCCAGCCGGATGGAGGATCGCGCATGCCAGAACTGCGCGTCCACCTTCCAGGCTCGACTGGACAAGCCAACTCGCTTTTGCCCGCTAAGGTGCGCGGGACTGGGCCGGGCGGCGTCAACCTCCGGCTCCTCGCCAGCCAGGACGTGGCGTCGGTATCTAGCGGAGTCGAAGCTGGCTCGCTCAGCCAAGGGGATCCGCGGCCAAAGGCCAAAGGTGGGTCGAAGGTCCATGTGCTCGTTGCGGCCACCGATTCTTGCTGCTGATAGTGGGACACACGCCAGCCAGATACTGCTCCACCAGATGCAGCAGGGCCGATCATCGCGATAGGCGCAGGGCAAGGCAGCGCGACGCCTTCGTTGAACCTGTCTACAGAGCTAAGGTCTTCGATCGGGACGACTGGACGTGTCATATCTGCAACCGGCCTATCGATAGGCACGCGAAAGTACCCGAACCGCTCGCCGCAACTGTGGATCACGTTGTTGCGCTCGCGTGTGGGGGAGAGCACTCGATGGCCAACGCCAGAACCGCGCACTTCCTGTGTAACGCGATCAAGAGCGACCGGCCGCTCGCGGTAGAAGCAGAGTGCGTCTGATCACCCCTGCCCATCACTCCCCCTCCCGGGGGCCTTCCAGCCCGGAGAGGTGCTGTGGCTGTCGGTGGCTACGGGTCTGGGGGATCTGCCCCGTCTCGGCCTCTGGGTGGCCGTGTGGTGGCCTGCTGCGGGCCGGCCGGACTGTCGCGGGGTCGGGCCCGGGAGATGGCTGTTCAGCGCTTCACCCCCTGTGGGGCTACAGCGTAACAGTCACATATCCGCAGGTCAGAGCGTAGATTGGCGTTACAGGCTCCGCTAGAATGGGAGCATGAAGACGAGGCGATGCGAGTACGAGCCGTGCGGCCAGCACCTTGGCGCCCGGCACGCGCACAACGCCCGCTACTGCTCGGGTCGTTGCCGCACCGCCGCTTGCCGCGCACGCCGAACGGTCCCGGTCGAGCTGACGAGCCGGCCGCGATGGATCCGCCGGACCACGCGGAAGGTGCCGGTGACGGTCCACGGTGAGCCGGCGAGCAGTACGGCTCCGCAGACCTGGTCGCCTCACAGCGTTGCCGCGTCGAGTGCTGCGGGTGCGGGGCTGGGCTTCGTCTTGAACGGCGACGGCGTCGCCTGCGTGGACCTGGACCATTGCCTGGTGGACGGCGAACTCGCCGACTGGGCGAAGCGCCTGACCGACCTCGCACCGGACTGCTGGATCGAACGGTCGGTGTCGGGCGACGGACTGCACATCTGGGGTTTCGGCCGTCTGGAGCGCGGCCGGCGGCTGTCGGTGGATGGCGGCTCGGTGGAGCTGTACGCCGATGGCAGGTACATCGCGGTCACTGGCGACACGTGGGGCGACACGCCTCGTCGTCTCGGTGACTTGAGTGGGTTGATCGACGCCTTGCTGTAGCGCCCGACACGGGTCGCCGCGGCGCACCCGACACGGGAGGTATGGGCATGGCTGGAGTTGGACCTCCGCCGAAGGATCCGAAGAGGCGGGCTCGGGCGAACAAGGACCCGGTGGCGCAGACGGTTCTGCGGTTCGAGCAGGCGGAAGCCCCTGAGCTGCCGGACTTCCGGATCAATGCCGGGGACGATGGCATCGTCGAGTTCGTGTGGCCGGAGCGGACCCGGGAGTGGTGGGCTACGTGGGTGGCCTCGCCGCAGGCCGAGCACTTCAGCAGCACGGACTGGGAGTTCCTCCTCGATACGGCGCTGATCCACGCGAAGGTGTGGTCGGGCGATCTGTCGGCGGCTTCGGAACTTCGGCTGCGAGTGGCTAAGTTCGGCGCAACTATGGAAGACCGTGCCCGGCTGCGCATGCAGTTCGCCGCGGCGGACGAGGCGGACGCCAAGAGGCCTGAGCCTGGCACCTCGGCCCGCGCCAGGTACGGCACCCTGCATGCCCTCCCGTCCGCCAAGGACAAGAAGGCCTCCGGGGATTCCTGATGCCGTGGCGCGGCCCTCAGTTCGAGGGTGAGCTGCCGACGCTGGGCTACGTGGTTTTGGACTGGATATTGGAGATGCTTGCTGCTCCGGACCGGCCGGAGTACGAGCCGTTCGTGCCGACCCGCGAGCAGGCCGAGTTCATTCTCCGGTTCTACGAGCTGCACCCGGCGACGGGGAAGCGGCGTATCCGCCGCGGGGTTCTCTCGCGGCCGCGCGGTTGGGGTAAGTCGCCGCTGCTGGCGGCCATCGCGTGTGCGGAGGCTCTCGGCCCGGTCGTCCCGAATGGCTGGGATGCGAACGGCGAGCCGGTCGGCATGGGCTGGGATCGGATCCGTACCCCGCTGGTGCAGGTGGCTGCGGTGTCGGAGGACCAGACGCAGAACACGTGGGGTCCGCTGTTGGAGATGCTCCGCCTGGGCCCGGTGCTCGACGAGTACCCGGGCTTGGAGCCGCTGGATACCTTCGTGAATCTGCCGCGCGGGAAGATCGATCAGGTCACGTCGTCGGCGACGAGTCGCAAGGGCAACAAGGCACTGTTTGCGGTTCTGGACCAGACCGAGGAGTGGACGCCGAGCAACGGCGGAAAGCGGCTGGCGCAGGTCATGCGGTCCAATGCGGCGAAGATTGGCGGGACGACGCTGGAGTCTCCGAACGCCTACATCCCCGGCATGGGGTCGGTGGCGGAGGAGACTGCGGCGTTCGCCAAGGCGATAGCTGAGGGCCGTACTCGCGAGGATGGTCTTCTGTGGGATCACCGCGAGGCTCCTCCGGAGACGGACCCGACGGAACGCGAGTCTCTGGTGGCCGGTCTCAGGTACGCCTACGGTGACAGTTCGGACCATGAGGACGGGTGCGTGTTGCATTCGCCGCCGTGTCCGCCGGGCTGGTCGCCGATCGACCGGCTGGTCGGGGACTTCTGGGACACGTCGAATGATCCGCAGGTGATGCGGTCGGACTTCCTGAACCAGATCACTCATGCCAGCGACTCGTGGCTGTCGCAGCCGGAGTGGGCGGGCTGCTCGGATGTGGCCCGTGTGGTCGCGGACGGGGACACGATTGTTCTCGGGTTCGACGGTTCTCGGGCGCGGGCCCGCGGTGTCACCGATGCGACCGCCTTGGTTGGCTGCCGTGTCTCTGACGGGCATCTGTTCCTGCTGGGTTGCTGGGAGCAGCCAGAAGGCCCGGCGGGAGAGAACTGGCGGGTGCCTGTTCTGGGGGTTCTGGCTTCGGTGGAGGAGGCGTTTTCTCGCTTCCGGGTGGTCGGCATGTACGCCGACCCGGCGAAGTGGGAGGGGCACGTTGCGGACTGGGAGGCGCGTTGGGGTTCTGGCCTGCAGGTGAAGGCTACGCGTGACCATCCGATCGAGTGGTGGATGACGGGTGGCCGGTCGAACCTGATCGTTCGGGCGTTGGAGAAGTTCCACTCTGCGGTTCTGGATCGGGAGTTGTCGCATGACGGGTCGAGCGTTCTGGCGCGGCATGTGCTGAACGCCCGCCGGCGTAAAGGCCGGTCCGGGATTCAGATCATGAAGGAGCATCCGGACTCGGCCCGCAAGATCGACGCCGCGATTGCGGGTGTGCTGGCGTGGCAGGCCCGCCTTGATGCGGTGGCCAAGGGTTTGGCTGAAGAGGAAGAGCCGATGGGCGGCTTCACGTTCTGAGCAGAAGCTGGGGGTGGGGCCGTGCTGGATGACACCCCGGGCACGCCGGACTGGTGGCTGCTCAGGCTGGGCCGTCGGATGCGGGACCGGCAGAAGGATCTGGACCGGTGGTGGAACTACTACACCGGCAAGCATCCTCTGCCGTCGCTGCCGAAGAACGCGGCTGCCGCGTTCCTGGAGTTCCAGCGCAAGAGCCGCACGAACTTCTGCCGCCCGGTGGCGGACGCGCCCGTGCACCGCCTGCAGGTGCTGGGTGTAACGGACGCGGATGGCCGGGCGGACGACGACGCCCTGCGCTGGTGGCAGGCGAACAAGCTGGATTCGCGACAGAAACTGCTGTATCGAACGGTGATGGCGCAGGCTCAGGCCTACGTCATCGTCGGCCCGCACCCGGCACGGGTTGAGCCGGGCGAGGAGACGCCGTCTCCGCTGGTGACGGCGGAGCATCCCCGGCAGGTGATCGTGGAACGCGACCCAGCGACGGGGGAGCGGGCCGCCGCGGTGAAGGCGTGGTGGGACGACGTCTACCGGGTTGGCCGGGCGACGGTGTATCTGCCGGGCGGTCTGCAGCGGTATGTGACCCCTCAGCGTCGCGGCCCTGGCCAACTGCCGTGGGGGCAGGAGTCGTGGGATCCGGATGGCGACTTCCAGGAGCATGATTTGGGTTCGGTGCCGGTTGTGCCGTTCGAGTGCCGCCCGGATCTCATGGAAGATCCGGTCCCGGAGTTCGACGGCGTCCTGGACATCCAGGACCGGATCAACCTGGGTGTGCTGAACCGCATGACAGCTGCCCGCTACAGCGCCTTCCGGCAGGGCTATGTGACGGGCCACAAGTTTCGGAAACGGACAGACTCTGCCACGGGCCTTGAGGTAGTGGAGCAGCCGTTCGTGCCGTCCCCGTCGGCGCTCTGGGCGAGCGAGGGTGAGAACGTCAAGTTCGGCCAGCTCGACGCCACCGACTTGTCCGGGTTCCTGAAGGAGCATGAGTCGGACGTCCGTGACATGCTCGTCCTGTCGCACACGCCGGCTTACTACTTCGCCTCCGACCTGGTGAACATTTCGGCGGACACAGTGAACGCCCTGGACGTGAACCACCTGGCGAAAGTGGGAGAGCACCAGGCGACGTTTGGGGAGTCCTGGGAGGATGTTCTGACGCTCTGTGCCCGTCAGGCCGAGGTGGAGCGGGACTACTCGCAGTCGGAGGTCCGGTGGGCAGATCCGCGGCGCCTGAACCCGAGTGTGATCGCTGACGCGGCGACGAAGAAGCACGCGGTCGGCTATCCGCTGGCGGTCCTTGCCGAGGACATGGGCGAGTCGCCGCAGCGGGTGCGGCGCATCACGTCCGAGGCTGCTGGCGCGGCGCTTCTGGCGAGCACGGTGCTGCCTGCCCCCGCCCCCGCAGACCAGGCTTCGGCTCAACCTGACAGCACAGGGCTGTGAGCGGGGCGACGCAGGCAGCCCTCGATGCCCGGTACACGTCGGTGACGGTGGCACTGCGGCAGCGCCTGATCGCTCTGGTGCTGCAGGTGTTCAGCTCCACCGGGAGCTACCGCGACGAGGACGCGGACGCGTTCGTCGAGCAGATGCTGCCCGTGGTGCTGGGTGCGCAGCAGCAGATGGGCGCACTAACGGACGCGTACCTGTCGGCAATGGTCGGGGACATGTTCGGCGGCGTCGCGGCCGCGTCCGGGGTGCAGATCCCGGAGGCGATCCGCGGGGTTTCTCCGGCCGAGGTTTATCGGCGGCCGTTCGTGACGATCTGGACGGCGCTGTCGGAAGGCAAGCCGCTGGCGGAAGCTATCCGGCAGGGCCAGACTCGGCTGACGTCGATCGCGGGCACGGACCTGCAGCTGGTGAGGACCGAGGCGACACGCCAAGTCCTATCCGGCGACGAACGCGTGCAGTTTTATCGGCGGGTGCTGCGCGGCTCCTACAACTGCGCGATGTGCGTGATCGCCAGTACGCAGCGGTACCGCAAGGAGCGGCTGATGCCGATCCATCCCGGCTGCGACTGCGGCACCCGGCCGCTACCGGCCGGCCAGGATCCGGGCCAGGTCATCGAACCGGACTTGCTGGAGGCCGCGCACGATGCGGTCGCCAAGGGAACTGGCGAGGCGGACCGGGGCGGTCGGCTGCCGGACTACCGGGACATCATCATCGACCGCGAGCACGGCGAACTCGGGCCCCTCATGGCCTTGAGACGACAGGACTTCACCGGCCCGAAGGACATTCCCGGCCGGTGACCGGCGCCGCCGACACGGCAGGCGCCTTTTCACACACCAACCCGACACGGGAGCACTACGCATGCGCGCACGAACCCTCGCACGTCACCGGCTGCCCAGCGCCTCCGCCGGATGGACTCACCCCTACCCGAACAGTCCCTTCTCTGCCGTGTGCTACGCGGACGGCGGCGACTCCGACGCCGGCCAGGGCGGGGAGAGCGGGAAAGACGACCAGCCCGACACGGGCGGCGCGTCCACGGAATCGGACAAGACCGAGGGTGATTCCACCGACTGGAAGGCCGAGGCCGAGAAGTACAAGGCTCTCAGCCGCAAGCACGAGGCGCGGGCGAAGGAGAACGCGACCGCGGCCAAAGAGCGCGACGAACTGCGGAAGCAGTCCATGACCGACCAGGAGAAGGCGGTCGAGGAGGCGTCCGCGAAGGCGCGCGCCGAGGAGCGCGTTCGTCTGGCCGGACGGCTCGCCCGGCAGGGGTTCCTTGCCGCAGCCGCGGGCCGGATCCCGCACGCCGCGTCCGTCGCCGACGACCTCAACCTTGCCCGGTTCGTGGGAGAGGACGGTGAGATCGACGAATCCGGGCTGGCCGAGCTCGTCGACCGGCTCGCACCGCCGAAGGCTGCCAAGTCCGACAAGGACGGCGACGAGGGCAGCGAGAAGAAGGCGAAGCCGAACAGCAGCAGGGGCTTCGACCAGGGGCCGCGCGGCTCCGGCTCCGGCAAGGAGTCGTCGCTGGCCGCAGGGCGGGAGCTGTACGCGCAGCGCAAGACCACCACCAGCATCACCTAACTCCCAGACGGGACTGGAGCATGAATCTCACACAGACCACCGAGTCGTTCGGGCAGGACGACCAGTCGTGGCTGGCGTCCGCGCACGGCACGG